GGAGAGATTCGAACTCTCGCTCGCTTTTTAGACGACTACTCCCTTAGCAGGGGAGAAAAAACCATTGAAAACACTGGGGAAATTGGCATTTGTAACATATTTTGTAGCATACATAATTCACTCTGGCGAGTCGTTTTGCAACTGATTTACGGCATCGACCATGCCTTTCATGTCCGGGTGTACGTACCGTTGGGTAGTCGTTATCTTCGTGTGGCGCATGATTTCCTTGATCGTAAACGGGTCGATGTTTTTCATCGCGAGGGCTGTAGCAGTTGTATGGCGGCATGAGTAAGGGGGCAGCTTTTGCACTCCGGCAAGCTCCAAACACTCATAATATCTCTTGTAAAAATTATCTTTGTTTATGCAGCAGATATTTCCGACGCGCGACTTGCTTTCTTCGCATAGTTCATGCAGCACCGGCGCAACGAAATCCGGGAAGACCATAGGCGTTTCCTTCCGCTTCTTTGTCTTTATGCCGCCTCGGACGATCTCATTTTTCTCAAAGTCAATCATGTCCTTCTTGAGCTTCAGAAGCTCACCAGGCATCATACCGGTATAGATCATCGTAAGGATAAAACCGACAAAGTGGTCTTTTGCATACGCTTCCCATAGCTTTTTTACGTCGGCGTCGGTGAACGGCTCCGGCGTTTTTTCTTCAAGCTCCGGAAGCTTTATGTACTTTGCAAGATTCACGGTAGTCTGCTTTTCGGCAATCGCGAGATTGTAGCAATGGGAAAGGACTGTTTTCATGTCCTTCCGCGTGTAATAGGTGCTGGCATTGCGGTCAACAATGTCCTGTATCTGCGCGATGGTAAGCGCGTCGATCTCACGGTCGGCGATTTCTCTCATGCGATCGAAAGCCTTTTCCGCCGCTCCCTGACGGTCAGCCGATAAGGATAAATAATCCCCACGCAGATACGTTTTGTAGTATTCCCTGAGTGTAGGGCTACGCCGCTCTTCCTTCGGCGGGTTGGCGGCATATTGGAGCGCGGCACGCTTTGACGTAAAGCCTCCCTTTGTCTTCATCTTTTGATGGAGCTTGTCATTTTCGTCAAGGTACGTCTTTTCAGTCCACCGGGCAGTCCACGTCTTCCCACGCTGGTAGGCGCTTCCTTGCCCGTTCCCGCGTGTCCGGTTTCGATGCGCTTCTTGTTTTTTGCCGCACCAGCAACAGTAAGGCGCGCCGTCAGGAATTTCTTTTTTACACTTTATGCACTCCATGTTTCCCTCCACGTTCTTTCCGGATTGCATAGAAAGTAATCGCCGAAGCCAGCGCTGAACCTACGATCAGGGCAATGCAAACCCATGCGGCCACGGACAAATCTCCATCGCGAATGAGACCTGTGCTTCGAATCTGCGCATCCGTCACAAGGCAGGCAATCAAAGAAAAGGAGAGCAGCATACAAAACAGGGCGAGGACGTAACACATTGTATGTGTAGACCTTATCTGTGCGCTCTGCACTGCCGCTGTTGCCTCCAGCTTGGCGTTTTCAATCTCGACATGATGGATCTGCTCGGTCAGCTCTTCCGGGCTTTCTGCGGGCTGAACAAGCCCGAACAGTTCATCCAGCGACAGCCCGAGAACGCGGCACAGCGCGGCAGAATTGTACAGTTTCGGGTCTTGCTGTGTTCCTGCGCAGAGCTTCGTCACAGCCGATCTGGAAACGCCGGATTCCTCGACAAGTCTGTCGATGGTGTAATGCTGATCTTCTTTCGCCCGCTTGATGTTCCCCTGATATGCAGAAATATATGGGGCGAGTTCCTGAATTGCTGACATGATATACCTCCGTTTTCACATATATTTCGCTGATTTTTCCGCCACTGGTATGATTTTACCAATTTGAGGGTGGACATTTCTGCCGCTTTTGCTATGCTGGTTGCAGGCGCGTGAGAAAGCCCCACCGCCGGGGGAGCGACGGTGGGGCGATCTTAAACATTCCATTATACAAAATAGTCTGTCCCATAATTGCCGCTTACGAGGGTTGCCGGACGAAGAAAATGCAAGGTGTTCTTTGTGGAAGATTCCAAATTGAAATTACTGAACGAACGTTCTAAAATATGGAGGTACACCAAATGCAGAGCATCAATATTCGCTTTGAAAACGGGAAAGTAAACATCATCGTAGACGGGGCGCTTTTCAAAGACGTCCACAGTCTAAGCCTGGACTACATCAAGGGCGCACCCATGCTCTTTGCTTGCGTCTCAGATGTAGGCGGCGAGAAGCGGGAGCAGTGGAACCAATGCCCGCTGCCGAACTGATAACGCCTTTACTTTGGGTGGCAGCCTCCGCAAGGTGAATACCCAGAGTTCTGTGCATCTTCTGCACTATCAAACCAGATTTCATTCTCTGGGAGGATTTCCTTCGCGAAGCGGCAACCCGGATTATGGTATTTATCCGAGTCAACACTTCCGACGTATACACCTGATGATTTCGGTGACGTTGTTTCCGTAACTGGCTCAGAGACCTGGGAAGCAATAGCTTCCGAAACAGGCCGCTCGGTTGGTTCGGATGCTTCGATCGGAGCGTCCGGCGCAGCGGGGGCGATATCGGATGCAGCGGAATTGATTGGGGATGTTTGCACGGACTCCGCCGGAACGGAAACCTCTGACTTCTCTTCGATTGTATCAGTGGAAGACTGCGATACGCTAGAAATATCAGTGTTTGGTGTCTCTGCTGTTTTCGGTGCAATGAACGCCGCAAATATCAAAACGCAGAACGATATCAAAATACATTTCCAATATGTTTTTCTGTGAGGACTCAAACGCTTGATGAACAGTAAAATGATAAGCACCGATAGTGCGCATGACGATATCAAAGCCAATGTTACAGATATGAATTCCAAAAGCACCACCCCTTTTTTGAAATCACTATAATTTTAGCATCAAATCTGGACGCCGGCAACGAAATCATGTACGAAAATGAAACCGAAATTTTGACAGAAATGGAGAAAATTATGGATGAAATTAAAAAGCAGGAAGAGCAATCATGGGAATTATACATATTGTCAGATGAAGACAGAAATTTCCTGTCGATAGTTCATAATAAGAACATTAGAAAAGCCCTTTTGGAGCGCCTCCGAGATTTAGGAGAGCTTCCCGCTTTTCTTGAGGTAGAGAATGGAACCAAGTAAGAAGGGCTTTGTCTTTAGGCGTTAGCGCTTCGCCATCGGCGGGGCGCTCTTTTTTTATGCCCTTTTCCCGTTCCCGCTCGATCAGGCTGCGCACTAACTCGATATCTGCCTCTTCTACAAGAATCTCCTCCGGCGTGGTTTGCAGCAGAACGCACATACGGGCGGCTTCTTCGGGGGAAGGGAGGTTTCTGCCACGCTTGAGATCAGAAACCCACGAAGGGCGGTCTTCGAAACCCATAGCTAAGCAAAATACAACATTGCTCCGAAAGTGCTTGTCAATCTGCACTTTTACAGAGTCGTATATGATTTTTACGGTCTTCTTTCTGGACATAGCAAACCTCTTATTACTGATTATTAAGCATTTCGATTATTTTTTCTCTATCCCACAGTAAAACGCGCGTTTTTTCGGCGAGAGCTTTTGCACCACTCGTAAAGTGCCGGTTTGTCATTACCACAGCAACTTGGCAGTTATACATTTCTTTTCCGGCAAAAACTTCTTGTACGGGCTTATTTCCTAAATCCGAAGAAAAACATTTGCACTGAATGGCATAGTGTATTTCTTCCTTTTGCGCGACTATATCGACGCCCTGATCATTGCTGCCCGGAGTGACAGACACGTTGTAAAACCCATTGCTTCTAAGCAAATTCGCGCACCAGAATTCAAATGCATGGCCATCCATTACGTCAATTTTATATAACTCATTTTCGATCTTGGACAATCCGCGCTGTTCTCTTCTCCAATCCTCTTCTTCTTGAAGAATTGATCGAACATCAATCTCTGCGTGAGGCTGTTCCCTTTGAACAGGTTGAGCCGCTACCGGCTTAACGGGAAGAATCGGTTCAACCACGTCTGCATCCTTATCAAATTTAAGCGACCTACTCTTCCTCTTTTTTCGGCCCAGTTTGCAGGAAAAATAAAATGCTGCGGCTATTCCGACAAATGGATACCATGTAGGAGCAAGCAATGTGTTTGTTGTTTCATCCACTGGGAACACGGCACAGCCGATTAAATGATAAGCAAGAAATACGCCGAAGAAAATGAGCACGCGCTTTGCAAATCCTAGAACGGGACGTATTGGTTTGTTCATTCTACCCATAAAGCATAAGCATTTCTTGTTCAGATTTGAACCGGAATATTTCTGGCATTACCCTTGACAGCCAGAAATATTCTGGTTATAATATACCCATGATAAATCAAAACAGGCAAAGCTAACGCCAACCCACAAGCATTTTTTCGGTTTGCGGGCTTATTACCGATATTTTGTTGGCTGACACTTACATAATAAAGGCTTTTTGACGTTTTGTCAACGCTGATTTATCAAAATTACCGAATAAGGAGGGTAGACGTGGAGACTTTGAAAGAAATGCGTCTGCGGTGCGGCTATTCCCGCCCGCAGGTCGCGAACAAACTAAACGTCTCGGATACGGCAATCGCGCACTGGGAGGCGGAGGACTGGACACCTTCTACGAAGTATCACAAGCCGCTTGCGCGTATCTACGGTGTGCCGCTCGATGTTTTCCGGGCAACAATAGAGGAAACGAAGAAGCGGAAACAGGGAGCGGGCGTATGAAACGCAAAGAGGAAACGGCGATTATCCTTTCCGCGCTTGCAACCGCAGGTGTGCCGGAAAGCAATCAGGTAAAATCGGCAGTTGATTACGGGTTGAAACTGATCCGCATAAGGAAATTTGAAGAACGGGCAGAACCCAAAGAAGGGTTGCCAATGTTGGAAAAATGGACAGGCGACCTGATCGGGAAGATGCACAACAGCAAGGTCACATACGACGAAGCGCAAGGAGAAGGAGGGCTGACAATGTGCAAACAGGGAATAGTTTCAGCGAAAGTTGAGATTTTAGGAAGCTACGCAATCGTCGATGCGACAGGAGAAGCAAAGGCTGTGGCTTTGTTTATCAAAGAACTTGGCTTGGCTGATAACGTTGGGGCAAAAACCTTGAGCCTTGTAAAAGAGGCTCAGACGGAAAAGGAGGAAGTCTGAACCACATCGATAGTGTGGTAACACTTCCGGTAATACCACGGTATTACCTTTAGGAAATGGAAATGGAATAGATAGTATTTCTGAAAAATTATTAAACAGAAATGGAGGGAGAACGATGGCAACGCAAAATCTGGCGGAGCTGATGTCTTCGGAATCGGACATGATCAACGCGGACGTTGCGGCAAAGATTCTCGGTTGCAGCCCACAGCGTCTGCGGATGATGGCGCGGGAGAGACCGGAGCGGCTTGGCTTTCCAGTCTGCTGCCCGACACCGCACCGGGTAAAAATCCCGAGAATCCCATTTATGCGATTCCTCGGATTGGAGGTACAGGATGAGTGACGTTGAATATATCCTTGAGGCGAATCACCGGCGCGCAAGAGAGCGTGAACTCGGCGAGCGGTGGGACAAGATTATCCGGCAGCGGAAAAGGAAGTCGGAGCTTTTGAAGGCTTCGGAAGCATTTTGCTTTTCGATTGGCTGCGTCCTTCTGGGCGGCACAGCGACCCTGCTGGGCTTCGGGCTGTTCAAGGCGGCGCTTACGCTCGGCGGCGCGGCGGTGATCTTCTTCGGCGGCGCGGTTCTGATGGAGGCGTGAGATGATTTACCCGTGCAAGAAATGCACACACGACACAGGCAAGTGCCGCTGCCTTGATTGGCAGAGATGGTTCTCCGTGGAGTTTGAGGCAGAAGCGGCGAAGGTGCTTGCTGCGACGCACGCAGAGCCGTTACCGGCGCCGCCGAAGATATTCTATCGCGAGATTGTTTTCAGTTCGATCTTCACGCAGCTTTGGAGGTAGCTATGACGCAGGCTGAACGTGTTTTGAAGTACATGCGCGACTTCGGCAGCATTACGCAGCTCGAAGCGATTCGGGATATCAGCTGTATGCGTCTGGGAGCGAGGATTTTTGATCTCAAGCGTGAGGGTTACGCGATAAAGAAGGAAATGGAAACGAGCAAGAACCGGTATGGCGAGGATACGAGCTATGCCAGATACAGGTTGGTGGATGATGAAGGATAAACAGCAAGCGCAATGTATGTTTGACCGGTTCGGCGCTGAGATTTACGAAGGCGAAGAATACTTCGCCGGAAACGATGGAGATATCTTCGTGTGCGATTCTGAGAACTTTGACCCGGGCAATCATATCGTTTGCGATCTGGTAGAGACGATGGGAACAAAGTGGATATTAGAACAGCTGGGGTATCAGAAGAAGACGTTCTGCCCCGGCTGAGAAGGAGGGTAATATGCTGAAAGGATTTAACGAGCTTGTACAGATCGACGTTTTGCCGTTCTGTGACAAGCGGAAAGCGAAGGATGACAATGGGAAGCCGATCGAAGTTCCGTATCTTCCGTGGGCGAAATGTAAAATGCTGCTCCACGAAAACGGGGCGAGCGAGGTCTACTTTGTGCCGCTGAAAAATGAGACTGGCGGGTACTTATTCCAGTCAAAGGAAGTCCATGACAAGAATGGCAGAACGACGGGGTGCTATTTCGTTTCCGTCGAAATCCACATCGACGATAAGACGTTCCGAATGGATATGCCGCTGATGAACGGTTCCTTAGTGGTTTACGATGACACGTTGAATCAGCTTCGGATTTCCAATGCTCATGCGAGAGCGTTTGTGAAGGGCGTGGCCATTCACACGGGGCTTGGCTTCAAGCTCTGGCTAAACGACAAGGACACGGAACGCGCAGACGATGACCTATCCCAGCACAGCATTATGGCGATCAAGCAGAGAATCGAGCAGCTGATTACTTTGAAGCTGCAAAACGGGGCGGATATGAGCTATATCCTCTCGGGGCTTGGGCTGAATCAGAAGAAATTCGATCAGCTGATGGCGTCGTTCGGTAACATTCAGTATCTGGAAAATACGCTGAAACGCTTATGATACACGACCACGACAGAAGCGGGTGGTTCGGCGCGTCGGATACGGCGGCGATCATGGGCAGATGGGACACAAAGACGTTCCGCAGCTTTTGGCTGCAAAAGCTCGGCGTGAACCGCGACCACTTTTCGACACTGGAAATGGATACCGGAAGTGCTTACGAACACAGGATTCTGGAACATATCGGCATCCGAAAGATGGACAGGCAGATTAAGATTCGGCGGCTTCGGCTTCGGGTGAACCTGGATGGCGAGGACGCGCAGGAAATATCAGAGGTAAAGACGCACAAGGGAGAATCCTTCAAGGTGCCCCGTGCGTACTGGATGCAAGCACAGGTTGAAATGTTCGCGGCGAAAAAGAATCTGCGTATCGTTGCGTACCATCTGGAACCGGAAGACTACAGAAACTGGTTTCGGGAGATTGAGGACGATAGGTTGTCATATCATCCGATACCGTATGATCGGGATTGGATAGAAGGCGAGTATCTGCCACGGCTTCGGTATCTTGCGAAGTGTCTCAGAAAGGGGGTCATTCCGGTTGAGGGAGCTGAACATAGTTGAAGCTTCGTGGAGCATGGACGCGGCGGGAAGCTGGCTGAGACTCCGGCCGGAGCTGCCAGGACAAGCCCAGATGGTAGCCGGGGAGATTGAACCGCAGAAGAAGTACACGGTCACGATCAAGGAATTTCGCCAGAAGCGGAGCTTGGATGCAAACCGATATCTATGGGTGCTTTGCAATAAGCTTTCGGTCAAGGTGGGTGCGCCGCCGGAAGAAATCTACCGGCACTATATCCCGGATGTTGGCGATAACTCCGATACGATCTGCATTCCGGACGCAGCGGTCAAGCGATTTCGGGAGGACTGGGAATCGCACGGACTCGGGCGCTGCACGGAGGTCATGGCGTCAAAAATTCCTGGCTGCACGAACGTCATTTGCTACTACGGCTCAAGTACCTACGACACAAAGCAGATGGCGCGGCTCATTGATCTGGTCGTTGAGGACTGCAAACAGCAGGGCATTGAGACGCTCCCGCCGGAAGAACTCGAGCGTATGGCGCTGGAATGGAGGCAGGATGAGGAAAGAAACGAAGGCGACAAAGATACCTGAGAAGGTCAAGAAGGCCGTCTGGGCGCGCGACGGCGGGCGCTGCATCGTCTGCCTCCGCCCCGGCAATCCGTGGTGTCATTTCATCCCACGCTCGCAGGGTGGGCTTGGGATCGAAGAGAACATTGTGACGTTGTGCGATGGCTGCCACAAGCAGTTCGACCAGTCGGCGAAGCGCGAGCACATGAAAGCGTATATCAGACGCTACTTAAAAATGAAATATCCCGGGTGGGATGAAGAAAAGCTTATTTACAAGAAAGGAATGTAGATCATGGAAGACACAAGGACAAGCATTCTCCAAATGGCTCGTGGAGCGATTATGGAGAGAATCGACTACGAAATGACAAAGGTCGTGGACAACATCCTTGACCCGAACACAGAGGCTACAGCAAAGCGGAAAGTGCAGCTTACCATTGAGTTCCGCCCAGACTCCAACCGGCAGACCGTATCGGTTGCCTGCGGCGTGAAAAGCGCTCTTTGCCCGACAAATCCGGTTGCGACATCACTTTATATCACCGGAAATGAATTTGGCGAGGTCACGGCGGTGGAAATGGTACCGAACGTGCCCGGCCAGCTGGATATGATGGGCGAAGAACAGGAAGTAGCACCCGTCTTGAATTTGGTTAGAAATGCGTAAGGAGGAAAATGAAATGATTAAGGAAGCTATCGAGAAAATTGAGGCTATGGCGAAGCCGCAGGTTTTGGAAATTGGAGACCACACGTTTGCTGTCCTGCCGAATGGAAACTACAAGGAAATCCACGAGGATGTTTACGGCGCGAAAACGCTTGAACTGAACAGTCTCGACGCGCTGTGCAAGATGATCCTACGGGAGGGAACAGCTAATGCCGAAGACGGCCAGCTGTTTATCAAGATTCCATCGCATCTTTGCGTTGAGGCTTTCAGAACCCCGGATATGGATACTCCGTTTGAGCGGTTAACGCCGTATTTTGTTCGTGCGACGGACGTTCCCGGCTGGGATGCGGAAACAAAACTCACGTTCGAACGGGCGGCAGTCGCGCTGCAAACCAGATTTCAAGACTCGGAAGATCGCGCGTATACGCTTCAGCTGCTTTCGCAGATCACGACCGGCGCAAAGATCACCTATAACGATATTGGCGTCGCTACGACGATTGTCACGCAGAAGGGTGTGAGCTTACAGGCCAACGCGACGATTCGCCCGCTGGTAAAACTTCGCCCGTACAGAACCTTCCAGGAAATTGAGCAGCCGCTTGGACTGTTCCTTATCCGAATTGACGAAAGAGGCATTTCGTTCGTTGAGGCAGACGGCGGTATGTGGAAGCTGGAAGCGCGGAAGACGATCAAGGAATACCTCGAGGAACATCTTGCCGACGAGATCGAAGCTGGGCGCGTAACAGTCATGCTGTAAGGAGGAAGCATGCTGAACCACATTTATAAGAAAGGAACGTAATTATGGAATCCTATGTAAAACTGAGTACGGAAAAGTATGAGGAATTGGCGAAGAAGTGCCTGACGCTCGACATGCTCGCTGAATCGTATAAGAAGATGCCCTCGTATCGTTTCGACGATGTTTTGAAAGTCATTTTTGGCGCTCCGGAAGAGAATGCGGCGGATACGGAGGACGGCGAATGCTGAACCGCATTGTTATTATGGGCAGAATGACTCGAGACCCGGAGTTGAGAAAGACGCCGAACGGAACGTCCGTTGCATCCTTCACGCTGGCGGTTGACCGCGATTTTACGCCGGAGGGCGGAGAGAAAGAGACGGATTTCATTGATTGCGTCGCGTGGGCGGGAACCGCTGATTTTGTAAGCGGATACTTCTTCAAGGGCAGCATGGCGGTCGTAGATGGTCGGTTGCAGCTCAGAGACTGGAAGGACAAGGACGGCAACAAGCGCCGGTCTGCTGAGATCGTGGCGAACCGCGTTTACTTCGGAGAAGGAAAGAAATCTTCGGAGCCGAAGGACCCGGAAAACCCCGGCGGGTTTACGATGATGGACGACGATTCGGACCTGCTGTTCTAAGGGGGCTGAAATATGCCGAACAGGATCATCAAAGAAAGCTTATGTGATTCGGAGCGGATCGCGTCTTTGACGGACTTTGAGTTTCGGCTTTGGGTTGGATTGATCACGCAAGCGGACGATGCAGGGCGGGGAGACGCCCGCCCTGCATACATAAAAGGCCACGTTTTCCCGTTTCGGGAACGGGTTACTGCAAAGGATATTGAGTCTGCGCTCCACGCGCTGGCGGCAAAAGGCTGCGTTGCCCTCTACACGGTAGGCGGGAAGCCCTACTTTTTGTTCCCAAGCTGGGCAAGACATCAGAGAATCCGAGAATGCAAACCGAAGTTCCCCGGACCGGAAAATGCGGACGCTTGCGGCGATGCGATGAATTCTGCGGCGAGTTGCGGCGAGTTGCCGCAAGATGCGGCGGATTGCGGCCTTAATCCGAATCCTAATCCGAATCCTAATCCGAATACGAATCTAGGTGTAGACGCGCGCGCGGCGCGCTTCACGCCCCCGAGCGTCGAGGAAGTGGCGGCTTATTGCCAAGAACGCGGAAACGGCGTTGATGCGGCTCGATTTGTCGACTTTTACAGCTCAAAGGGCTGGATGGTAGGCAAAACGAGGATGAAAGACTGGAAAGCCGCTGTCCGGAACTGGGAGCGGAGCAGTGACGCAAAAGCCACGCCTGCTAAGAAGCCGGGATACAACGTGCAGCACCACGGGGACGAGCTGTCCGATGTGCAGCGGGCGGCGATCCGGCAGATGATGGAGGATGGGGCATGAATACTTGGATCGTCATTCCGGATATCATTTCCGGGCTCTATCCCCGGCTGATGCCGGAGCTGGGAAAGCCTATCCGGGCGAAGAAGTACCCGCAGAAGAACAAGAACATGACGTTTTATCTGGTCAGCGTCCGCGACCCGGAAGAAGGCAGAGACAAGAAGATCGTCATCCGCGCGCCGGAGTGCTGGGAGGCGGAAGCGACGGTGCAGGTCAGGAGGAAGACATGATCAGGCAAAAATACGCCGGACCATGCGGCAGGGATTGCCCACATCGAGGGCCGGGATGTGGCGCTACCTGCGAGCCGTGGCTTGCCTATGAGGCTGAACGGAACGCGGGCTACGACAAGCGCGCCGAGATCATCGACATAAGCCAAATGACCGATGGCGGGGCGAGAAACTGCCGGAGGGCGGCAAGAGGGAAACGGAAAATAGGATGGGAAATGTGACGTGAGCGATTTAGAGCAGACGGTGATTGCCCGCGTATTCCCGCGCAAAACTAACGCTTCGCCGACTGATGCGCTGGCGTTCTTCAGTGAGCCGACGATTGAGAACATCTCGGACTGCATCAAAGCAGGCGTGACGTCAGTACATATCTCCGTCACGTTTACATGGGATCTCGAAAAAGCCGAGGACTTATATTACGCATGGCAGATTCTCGGCGTACCGGTAGAAGTCGGCGGTCCGGCATTCGATGATCGCATGGGAGGCTTCACACCGGGGCTTTACCTGCGTGACGGTTTGATTTTTACCTCGCGGGGATGCACAAAGGACTGCTGGTTTTGTTCCGTACCGCGTTGCGCGCATGGCGTAATTCGGGAGCTTCCGATCGTGGACGGCTGGAATATCCTTGACGACAACATTCTTGGAACGTCAGAAACGCATTTTCGGGCAGTTTGTGACATGCTTAAGAGGCAGAAACACAGGGCAATTTTTACGGGAGGCTTAGAACCGGCACTATTGCAGCAATGGCAAGCGGACATTTTACATGAGGTAAAACCGGCGCGGCTCTACACGGCATATGACACTCGTGACGATCTGGAACCGCTGATCGAGATGGGCAAGAAGCTGCGGTCGGCAGGATTTCGCCCGGTAAGCCATACAATGTGCTGCTATGTGCTGTGCGGCTACGGCGGAGACAGTTTTGAGGACGCTGAAAAGCGCCTGGCGCAGACCATGCGTGCTGGATTCGTGCCGTATGCCATGTTATTTCGCGGAGAGGATGGAAAGTACGATTCTGAGTGGCGGAGATTCCAGCGCGAATGGTGCCGCCCAATTATCACTGGGAAAAAGTTCAACGAATTTTGGAGGGAGACGACATGACAGAAAAGGAAATTATACGGGCGCTGCGTATCTGCGCGACGCATGAGGACAAGGGTTGCGGGCTTTGCCCACAAAGGAAGTATGTGCGTTGCGCGGAGCGGCTGGCGGATGAGGCTATCACCATGATCGAGCGCCTGACCGCCGAGAACACGGCGCTGCGAGAAGGCGCAAGCCTTGGCAAAGCAAAACGCCCGCAGAAAAAAGCATATGAAAAATCCATTGAATTTCTGCGCGCGCTGACAGATGGGCAATCGGACGAGATAAAAAGTCTCAAAAGAGAACTTGAATGGAAGGACATGGTGATTACCCTCGCACAGAGAAAGCAGGCGGAGGCAGAAGCCGAGAGGGACGCGCTACGGGAGAAGCAGCGGTGGATTCCGGTGACGGAGCGGATGCCAAACACGATACCTTGCAACGCCGGGACGGAATACAGCGAGGCTGTAATTGTGTGGACAACTGGAAATAAGGCGATGATTGCTGTTTGGGACGGAATTGACTTTATTTGCCCGACTGATTTTTGGGAGGCATGGGGCGAGGAAATCACCCACTGGATGCCGCTGCCGGAAGCGCCGGAGGAGGAATGATGAAAGGTGCGTCGAACTTTGACAAGCTGTGCCATCAGGTTTACAACGCCGACGGCAACAATCGTGACTACATCGGAAAGGCTACTGGAGTGACGTGCAGGCTCTGCAAAAGTCCGCTCTATGCGTATTACTGCGAGGAACGGTTGTATCTCGTTGAGTGCAAAACCTGCAAAATGAAAGCATTGGTGATGGCAGAAAACCCGCAGGCGGCAGCATACAGAGCTTTTGGAATTGAGGTGAAGTGATGGAAAGACTGACGTTTGAGGGAAACTTCTGCGACATCGCGCAGTGCCGCGAACTGCCGTGTAAGTATGACGGGAACTGCACGCAGAAGGAGGCATGGGAAAGGCTCAAGCAGTTCGAGGATGCGGGATTATCTCCGCAGGCGTGCGCAGAGGCGCGAGAGATAGAGGAAACACTTTCCCGATGGGATTACTCCATCTCACGAATGGTGGAGCTGATGAAAGCGGATGTTGAAGGGCGCGTCCTGATTCTGCCGTGCGCACCGGATGCGATTTACTGGGAGAAGGTAAGCGGCATTCTGGCGCAGTCTCGCTTTGAAGGTCTACACGTCTACGAAGACGGCACGATTAAGTACGCTGGTTACGGCATGGAAATCTGCGCAGAGGACATCGGCAAGACCGTATTTTTGAGCCGCGAAGAAGCCGAGAAGGCTTTGCAGGAAATGGAGGGCAAGAAGGATGGCTGATTATATCCGGCGCGATGATGCGGTTAAAATCGCCGAAAAGTACGGGCTTGCGAACGGCTCTGTATTGGGGCGGCATACCGGACTGGCGGATTGCATTGCAAGCGAGATTTCGGGCTTGCCCGCCGCCGACGTTGCACCGGTGGAGGCCATTGTGCAGATGCATAAAGATGACTCTGAGGAGGGACTCCTTAAATGACCGCTGAGTATCTTGATAGGAGCAGTTTAGTCGCGCGAATGAAGTATTACGAGAAGCACACCACAGAAGAATCTGGTGAGCATTATGCGTATTCAGTTGCACTAAGAGAGATAAGAAACGCTCCCGCCGCCGACGTTGCGGAGGTGGTGCATGGGCGGTGGATTAAAGATGATTTTCTTTCCGATGATGTAAACAACGCCGAAAAATGTAGTCAGTGCGGCGAACTGATTGGATGGTTCGGGAATCTACCGAACTATTGCCCCAACTGCGGGGCGCGTATGGATGGAGGTGAAGATCGTGCGGTTAGTTGATTTAGATGCAGTAATTGATTGTATCGAAATGGAGTGGGGATACGAGGGGATACGTGAGGACTTATACAGTCTGCCAGTCGTAGACGCTGTGCCGGTGGTTCACGCGAAGTGGATTCCGTTCCATAGCGAAGCGGCAGGAGATATCCAGTATTGCTCGGCGTGCGACATCGGATTTGACGCGCGAATGGATTACTGCCCGCACTGCGGGGCACGCATGGACGGCTGGATGGAGGACGCAGACAATGGAGAGTGAAAAACTGGTTTCTGCCGATGGTCTGAGGGAATGGTTGAAGAAGATCCCGCTTCATGATTTGAGCGATGGTCGCGGGCTTTGCCGCATAATTTTCGCGGAAGACTTTGAAAGGGCGATGGCGTCATTTCCGGGCGATGCTATACAAATAGTGCGCTGCAAGGACTGCAAGCATAAGTTGCGAACGCTTGCAAATGGGGTTGTGATCTGCAGGGAGAAGCACAGCATGGTTCAGCCAAGTCTGGATGATTTTTGCAGCTACGGAGAACGGAGGGAAGAATAAAGGATGAGCCTAACAGACGCTGCCAGATACACCACAATGATTATGGCGCAGAATCCAGACTGGTGCGCCAAAAGAATGGAAAATTTCGAGAAGTACATCACGGAAAATAGTGCTGGTGCTGCCGAGGTGTATAATGAAAGGAAAGACAACTCCGCGATGAACACACACATTACAAACATCAAGGGCGACTGGCAGGAGGTCGTGGACACCTGCCGCGCCACCTCCGGCAAAGGCCCTCTTGGGCATGAGCCGAGCGAGGACTTTAAGCGCCGAATTCTGATTGCCGAACACTCGCCGATTCGGCGGATCTCGGTATCGTGGGTCTGGAAAGGCATTAAGAGCTGGATTGCGACGCACTGGTCGAGGCACAAATGGGAGTGCTTTATCTCCACGCAGAGAACCGACCGAACCGGAACGCCGAGGGACAAGCTGCCGCAGGACGCGCCGGTGATCTTCGAGGGAGAAGCGAACGTACAAGCTTTGATTGACTCCATGCGCAAGCGGTTATGCCGTCAGGCAGCCCCGGAGACGCGCGAGTATGCCGAGGATTTCAAAGCAGCTCTGCATGAGGTGCAGCCGGAGATTTCAGACGTTCTGGTACCTAACTGCGTTTATCGGTGCGGCTGCCCGGAGATGCAGACATGCGGGATGTACGAATGGTGGCTGAAATTTCACCCTGACATTGCAAACACGGACATCCAGAAGGGTATAACACTTACAACGAACTGTTTTGGAAAGTGAGGGTGAAGCGTGGGAACGATTCTGGCGATTGACCCGGGAAATATGGAATCCGGGTATGTCCTCGTAGAGCACGACGGGAAGGAAATCCGGAAGGTGCTGGACGTTGGTAAAGTTCCGAACGGGGAGATGTACAGCGTTTTTTTCAGCACGTATGATCATCTGGCAATCGAAATGGTGGCGGGTATGGGTATGCCGGTCGGGCAGGAGGTGTTCGACACCTGCTTCTGGATTGGACGGTTCTGGGAATTTGCGACGTTATACGGCGTGAGCTATCCGCCGCAGAAAATCTTCCGCCGGGAAGAAAAGCTTTACTTATGTGGCAGAGCGTCGGCAAAGGATGCGAACATCAGGCAAGCTCTCGTCGACCGCTACGCGCCCGGTCAACCGAATTTCGGGAAAGGGGCGAAGAAGAATCCAGGCTTTTTCTACGGCTTCTCGGCGGACATGTGGGCGGCGATGGCGGTAGCTGTGACGTATTTTGACAAGTACATAAGGGGGATAAAGCTATGATCTGCGGCTGCGGTCACAAATGCCGCGTGATCGACTCCCGGAACACATGGGAGCAGGAAGAAGAAAAGCTCAGAAGACGGCGGTATGAATGCCAGGACTGCCACAGGCGGTTTTCGACCGTCGAGGTCGAGGAAGATGTGTTTGACAGCTACAGAAAGCGTGCTGTCAACGCAGAAGTGGAATTGTATGCGATGAAGAAGGAGTTGAAGAAGTTACTTGGAAAAGATTAAGGGCGCAAAGTACGACGACAAAAAGCCCCGCCCATCGACCGTGCCTGTAGAGGCGATAGAGGCGATCATGGCGACGCGGGAATACGGGCTTCAAAATTACAAAGACGCGGAGGACTGGCGCAGCATTGCGCCGGAGAGATGGCACGAGGCGCTGTTACGGCACGTCCTCGCAATCTGGGATGACCCGACGCACATTGACGAAGAATCCGGGCTGCCGTCTATTTGGCACGTGATGACAAACGGGGCGTTTTTGTGTGCGTGCTTGAAGGATGTCGTAGACGAGAAAATGAAACGAGGAGGCTGATACGGTGAGCAAACCGCGCTATGGATGGTGGGGGTATGCGAAGTGGATGATACGAAGTTACAAAAGCGGTACGCTTATGACACGGGATGAAGTCGCTGCTGTCGAAGCTGCAATCGAGGAAACAAAACAGCTTATCGACGGGACGGAACGCCTCCGGCTCATAGATTTGGTCCTTTGGAAGCGCACACACACCTTACAGGGCGCTGCTATGGTTGTATATGTTTCGGAGCGTACCGCTCAAGAATGGCATAGGCAGTTTATCTACTTAGTGGCAGAAAAACGTGGTTTATATTCAAAAGTTTGCGTAAGAGAGCCTTAAACATAGTGTATCGTTGAGAGCGTAGAGGTGTATCCTCTGCGCTTTCATCCTTTTCAACGGCTACGCAGCGTACTGCGGAACCTCCTTTTTCTTAGCTCCACCGGAAACCGCAATCCGGTGGAGCGTGAAAAGGATAAGCAGACGGACTTCCAGCGCGATATGCAGCTTCTCAGCGCAGGCATTGTGAACGACTGGGAGGTCCGCATGCGCTGGATGAATGAGGACGAGGCGACAGCAAAGGATGCACTCCAAAAGGCGCAGGACATGGTAACTGAACAGCAACAGGAGGTAGAGTGATGGGCGGTAGAGGTGGAGCTGGTGGAGGCTCTGGAGGCGAGAGGGTGGGTATTAAGCTCCCACAAATCTTAGGCAGCGAGAAACAGATAAACTGGGCGAAAGACATATTGACAGACCCATACAAAACATTTGACATGAATGAAAAATTGCGTCGGAGCCAAAGCATTGGACGCCCTAAAACTGATGGAATAAGGATGTGGGCAGATGCGTACAACGCAGCAAAAAAACGCTACGCGGATGAAATCACAAACTTGTCAAAAATGTTTCCGAGCGGGATGAAGGCACGAGACATTATTGACAGGAGAGACGGACTGAGTTCAATGGCGAAAGCTATTTATAAAGATGAGCTTGACAAGTTGAGGAGAAAATACGGGTTTAAAGTATGATCAATTTTGAAAACTTAGACAAGTGCGTATTCCTCGGCGTAGGAAAATATGGCGTTCCGCAAATTGAACCGGTCAAAGCGTATCCACAAGGGGAATTTGTCCCGGGGAACTATCTTCTTTCGACAAAGAACCCAGAAGATAAAATCGTGCATTTCTTTCTTGACGATTATCAATTTGTAAGGCACTGGAACACGCCGGACAAGTACATTCCGAAACTGTCGCAGTTTGCGGCGGTATGCGCGCCGGATTTTTCCACATATACAGATATGCCGCTTGCCATGCAGATATACAACCATTACCGCAAGCATTGGATGGCGGCATACTGGCAGCTGCACGGGATGACGGTTTACCCGACGATCTCATGGAGCGATGAGAGGAGCTATGATTGGTGCTTCGATGGCGAGCCTGTCGGCGGCATAGTAGCGGTTTCTTCGGTTGGGACACAGGCAAACAAGGATAGCAAACGCCTGTTCCTGCGCGGCTACGAGGAAATGACGAAGCGGCTATCGCCGGAATGGGTGATATTTTACGGCAGAGTGCCGGAAGAATGCGATTGGAACATTATCCGCGTGAAGCCGCACTATGACGAAATCGTGAAACGGAGGAAAGCATAACTATTTCGAGGTGGTGATTATGGCTGCGAGGTTGACAGATCGAAAAAAAAAGAAAATAGTTGCCGACTGGGTAGAAATGCAGTCATACAACGCTGTTGCGAAGAAACATGGCGTCACGCACCAGACTGTGAAGAGAGTTGTTGACGCATCACCAGATATCAGCGAAAAAGTACAGCAGAAAAAAGAGGAAAACACGGCTGAGATGCTGGCTTTCATGGAATCGCAGAAAGGCGCGATGCAGGAAGCTATCGTTTTGCACCTGAAAGCGCTGACTGACCCAGAAAAAATCTCTACAGCGACGCTGAGCCAGATCGCGACATCATTTGGTATTATCGTTGACAAGGCAACGAAGAACACGGCCAGCAGCAATGACAGTCTGAATAAGCTGGATGGGCTGCTTAGGGAGTTTAGAGATGCTGTTAAGTCAGAAACAACTTGAATTTGCGAGGTACGCAAATCATCGCTGGAACTTTAAGGGCGGAGCAACTCGAAGTGGGAAGACGTATCTTGATTTTAAATGGATTATCCCACTTCGTATTCGGGAGCGTGCCGGTAAAGATGGGCTTGCCGTCATCCTCGGTGTCACAAAATCAACAATCGAGCGAAACGTGCTCGAGCCGATGCGAAATCTTTACGGCGATAAGCTGGTAGGAACGATATCAAGCGATAACACTGCTTGGATATTTGGCGAGAAGTGCTATTGCCTCGGTGCGGAAAAGGTATCTCAGGTCTCGAAAATCCGCGGTGCGTCAATCAAATATTGCTACGGTGACGAGGTTGCAGATTGGTCGGAAGAAGTCTTTGCACTTCTAAAAAGTCGACTTGATAAAGAGTATTCCTGCTTTGACGGAACGTATAACCCGCAATATCCGAACCATTGGTTGAAAAAGTTCTTGGACAGCAATGCCGATATTTTCAGCCAAGTTTATACAATTGATGATAATCCGTTCTTGCCTCCTTCCTTCGTAGAAAACCTAAAGAAGGAATATGCCGGAACGGTTTTCTACGATAGATACATTCTTGGGAAATGGACGCTGGCAGAAGGACTTGTATACCCTATGTTCGGCGATTCCTGCATCGTGCAGGATATACCGGACACCGGCGATTATTACATTTCCATTGACTACGGCACGCACAATCCGTTTTCGGCTGGCTTGTGGTGCGTGACGAAAACGGACGCGGTGCGAATCGGAGAGTATTATTACTGCGGGCGAGAAGAACGGAAAGAAAAAACGCCGGAAGAGTATTATTCAGAGATCAAGCGCCTTGCGGGCGGGAGGGATATAAAATGCCTGATTGTAGACCCTTCGGCGGACGCTTTTATTGCCACCGTAAAGAAGCACCATGAGTTCAAAGTCCGTGGGGCTGTGAACGATGTACTGCCCGGCATACAGACAACGGCTGAGATGATCGCGTCCGGGAAGCTCAAAATCCATGAGAGCTGCGAGGACGCCATCCGCGAATTCGGGCTTTACAGGTGGGACGAAAAAGCAGAATCTGACCGCGTCGTGAAGGAAAACGACCACGCTATGGACGAAATCAGGTACATGGTGATGACGGTCTTGAAAAAGCACTTCAAAGAACATAGATTTGTGCCGGAACTGGCGCGGTGAGGTAAACGATGAAAACATATCAGGATTTTTTAGAGGTTGCGGAAAAGTCTGACCGGGAGCGGATGGAATTTGTTCTGTCCGCGATAAATAATCACAAAGACTCGGATTTATACAAACAGGCGGTTATTGCGAAGGAGTATGACGCGCACAGGAATGTGACGATTGCTAATTTTCAAAAGCTGCTTTATACACTCAACGGAAAAGTCATACCGGACAACTACAGTCCGAACTATAAGCTTCGGAGCAATTTCTTTGCAAATTTCGTCACGCAGGAAACGCAGTATTTGCTTGGAAACGGCGTGACACTGAAAAAAGAGGAAAACAAAGCGAAGTTGGGCGCTGGGTTTGACACACGGCTCCAAGACGCAGCACACGACGCGCTTGTCGGCGGCGTTTCCTATGGTTTCTGGAATCTCGATCACCTTGAAGTGTTTGATGTGACAGAATTTGTTCCGCTTCTGGATGAGGAAAACGGAGCGCTTCGGTCGGGCATTCGTTTCTGGCAAGTATGCACAAGCAAGCCGCTGCGTGCTACGCTCTTCGAACCTGACGGATTTACACAGTACATCCGACGGAACGGGGAAGAAATGATGATTTTTGAGCCGAAGCGCGGCTATGTGGCTGTGGAAGCGACTTCTGAGATTGACGGGACTGAACTTCTGGCGTATCAGAATTATCCTGGCTTCCCTATTATTCCTATGTACGGGAACCGCGCAAAGCAGTCTGAGCTGGTTGGTCAGCGCGAGGCAATTGACTGCTACGATTTGATCAAATCCGGCTTTGCAAATACGGTTGATGACGCATCCGTTATTTACTGGACGATCTCCAATGCCGGTGGCATGGACGAGATTGATATGGCACGTTTCAAAGAGTCCATGCGGCGAATTGGTGTAGGTCTTGTGGACGATGACGGCGCGAAGGCGGAGGCTCATACGCTCACAATCCCGGTTGAAGCTCGGGAAGCGCTTCTTTCCAGAATCAGCGACGATCTGTACCGAGATTTTCAGATGTTGGACGTTACAAAACTGCAAGGCGGGCAGAAAACAGCGACGGAGATCAATGCGGCATATCAGTCGATGGATAACAAGGTCGATCAATTCGAATACTGCGTAATTGATTTCCTACAGGCGCTTTTTAAAATCGTTGGGATTGAGGATGAGCCATCTTTTACTCGCTCTAAGGTAACAAATCAGCTGGAACAAACGCAGATGGTGCTTCTTGCGGCAAACTACCTCGATGATGAGACAATTTTGAACAAGCTCCCGTGGCTGACGCAGGAAGAAGTTGCCGAAATTTTGAAGAGAAAAGCGGCAGAGGATATTGAGCGCAGCTTCGAGCCGCCGGAGATGGTGAACGATGAGACCTGATAAGGGATACGACCTCACCGAAAAAGAGTTAAAGGCGCTCGAAAAGCGGATATATGATTCTTACAAAGAAGCGTATGACGGTCTGACGGATATCATCAAGGAGTATTTCGCAAAGTTCGCAGACCGTGACGAAGCCGAAAAGGCACGGATGGACGCTGGCGATATCACAGAGGAACAATACAAGCAATGGCGGCTTGCACAGATCGGGCGTGGAAAGCGCTTTGAGTCGCTACGGGATAAGGTCGCAGAGCGCATGACAAATGCAAACGCTGCTGCTGTTGCGTATGTCAACGATGCAACGCCGGGAATTTACAGTTTGAATCGGAATTTCGCGGCGTACACCATAGAGCAAGTGACCGGCGATGTCGGCTTTGATTTATGGGACGAACAGACTGTAAAGCGCTTGATTGTGGAACAGCCGGAGCTTATGCCGTATTACCCGCCGAAAAGAGCGTTAAAGCGTGGAATTGATCTTGCATGGGGCAAAAAGCAGATCACAGCCAGCGTCACAAGCTCCATTTTGCAGGGCAAGAGCATTAAGCACATGGCAGATGATCTACAATCTAGAATTGTCACCATGAGCCGCGATTCCGCTATCCGGACAGCTCGAACGGCAGTCACGGGTGCGCAGAACGCCGGACGGATGGATTCTTACTTTGCAGCTGAAAAGATGGGGATTAAATGCCGCAAAGAGTGGATGGCGACGCTGGACGGAAGGACGCGCCATTCTCACGCGGTGCTCGATGGTGAAGTCGTGGATAACGATAAGAAGTTTTCTAATGGTTGCCGTTTCCCAGGAGACCCGCAAGGAAGACCGGAAGAAATATACAACTGCCGCTGCACGCTGGTATCTGCGATAGAGGGAATTGACACTTCCAATGGGAAACGTCGAGACAGATACGGAATTCTGCCGAATATGACATTTGCACAGTGGGAGAAATCAAAGCGTGGGGAAGGCTATTTACAAAGATGAACGTTGAATTTATCGACAATTCCGAACAAGTGAAGTCCGCTATGCACGACGCGCTGATTCGCGCCCTCGAAAAGATCGGCATGACGGCTGAAAAGTATGCAAAGCGGCTTTGCCCAGTCGATACCGGCAATCTGAGGAACAGCATCACGCACCGTGTGAATGAAGAAGAGCCAGCGGCATACGTCGGAAGTGACACGGAATATGCCGCATACGTCGAACTCGGAACCGGTAAGTATTATCCGGGCGGAAGACCTACGCCGTGGGCGTATCAGGACGCAAATGGGAATTGGCACTGGACGGCGGGAAATAAAGCACAGCCGTATTTGAAGCCCGCAGCGGCTGACCATGCATCCGAATACCGGAAGATCGTGGAGGATGAATTCAAAAATGGCTGAAAGTTTGCGTAAGAGAGCCTAAAATATGCGGTATAAATGTGGTAACAGTGAAGAAACGACTGTTGCCACATTTTTTGTTCTGTCGCGGCAAAGAACCGCCGACAAGGGAAAGGGAGATAGAACATGGCATTAACAAGGAAGCTCCTAAAGGGAATGGGGCTGACGGAAGAGCAGATGGACACGATCATTGAGGCGCACACCGATACCGTGGACGGGCTGAAAAGCGATCTCGCGCGGTATAAGGCAGACGCTGAAAAGCTCCCCGGAGTACAGGCGGAGCTGGAAAACCTGAAAGCCAAAGGCGACGATGGCTGGAAGGATAAGCACGACAAGGTCAAAAAGGAATTTGATGACTACAAAAGAGAGCAGATGCAGAAGGAAACCAAAAGCGCGAAAGAATCTGCGTATCGGGAACTTTTGAAGTCTGCGGGTATCAGCGAAAAGCGCATTGATTCGGTTTTGAAGGTCACCGATCTTTCTTCGGTTGAATTGGAAGACGGCAAGATCAAGAACGCCGATGATTTGAAGAAGTCCATCAAGGAAGAGTGGGCAGATTTCGTTGTTACCACGAAACAGAAGGGCGCGGACACCAAAGACCCGCCCGCAAACAACGGCGGTGCTATGAGCCGGGACGACATCTTTAAAATCAGGGACGCGTCTGAACGGCAAGCAGCAATTGCCGCAAATCTCAATTTGTTCGGAAAGGAAGAATAATATGGCAGCAAAAAACAACCTGACCATGACGAGCGACGTTCAGGTAACCGCTCGTGAAATCGATTTTGTAACCCGCTTTGCGCGGAACTGGCAGCACCTGCGCGACATTCTCGGCATTATGCGCCCCATCAAAAAGCAGCCTGGCACCGTCCTGAAATCCAAGACCGCAAGCGTGACGCTCGCGCAGAGCGTCGGCGAGGGCGAAGAGATCCCCTACTCCAAAGCGACTGTCATCGAGAAGGACTATGCAAACATCAACGTCGAAAAGTACGCGAAGGCGGTCTCTATCGAGGCAATCAAGGAATACGGCTATGATGTCGCAGTCGCGATGACCGACGAAGCTTTCCTGTATGAGCTTCAGACCAACGTCACGAACCGGTTCTACGACTACCTGAATACCGGTCTTCTGAGCGTCAGCGAAACCAACTGGCAGCGTGCGCTTGCGATGGCGAAGGGTGCTGTTATCAACAAGTTCAAGCAGATGCACAGAACCGCGACAAACGTTGTCGGCTTTGTGAACGTCATGGACTTGTATGACTACCTCGGCGGCGCTGATATCACCATCCAGACTGAGTTCGGCTTCCAGTACATCAAGAACTTCATGGGCTACAGCACCGTGTTCCTGCTGTCTGACGAAGAAATCAAGCGTGGTCGTGTCATTGCGACTCCGGTTGAGAACATCGTTCTGTACTACATCGACCCGGCTGACAGCGATTTCGCCCGTGCCGGTCTTGACTACAGAACTGATGGCGAAACGAACCTGGTTGGTTTCCACGTGCAGGGCAACTACTCCACGGCGGTCTCCGAGTCCTTTGCAATCATGGGCATGACCCTGTTCGCGGAGTATCAGGACGGCATTGCCGTTGCTGACATTGACGAGACCCCGTCGCTCGGCACACTGACCGTTACTTCGGCAGCTGGAACCGCAACCGGCGACACGAAGATCACAGTCAACCCGGCGAAGGAAACGTCCGGGAATGTCTACAAGTACAAGGTAGGCGATTCGGCTGAGACTGTGACCTATGGTCAGAATGTCAGAACGTGGTCGACGTGGGACGGCAAGTCTGATATCACGGCGGCTCCGGGCAAGAAGATCACAGTCGTTGAGGCTGACGCGACTTATAAGGCGCAGAAGGCTGGCAATGCGACGGTAACGGCGAAGTAATGGAGGTGGCGGTGTGATGCTGACTGAATTATGTGGCGTGCTTCGGAACTGGTTCGAAACTGACAGAATCAGTGGTACGTACACGGTCGAAAACGGCAGCATCACACTGCCGTTTTTGCAAAACGGACAGTTTTTCCGTGTGGTGGGCTCTGTTTTCAACGACGGAGTTCACCAATACCCGGATTACGCGATGGCAGACGAGACATTTGACGGCTCTATCTGGCCGATGTCTGTTCCTCCCGCACTTCTCTGCTTGGGAGAGGAAATCAAGGCGTGGCAGGAAAAGAACGGAGACATCGCCGCGAGCCCGTACACGTCGGAGAGTTTCGGCGGGTACAGCTATTCGAAATCGACGAGCGGGTCTGCAACCGGCGCTGGAATGGTAACATGGCAGTCTGTTTTTAAGTCGCGCCTGAACCAATGGAGGAAGATATGAGTTTACTTGACGATTTTGCAAGACCGTGTGTCCTCTTGGACAAAAGCCGCGTGCCGGATGGAGCGGGCGGTTTCGAAACAACTTGGGTCGATGGCGTTGAGTTTTCCAATTATCAGGCGCTTGATACGTCGATGGAGGCAAGGAGAGCTGAAAAAGAAGGCGTGACAAGCGTTTACTCGGTTCTGGTTCAGCAAAGCGTTCCTATCGAGTATAACGACTTCTTCCGGGACAAAACGACCGGGGCGACGTACCGTGTGACATCGGAACCGACGGCAAAGAAAACCCCACGCTCGGCCAGCTTCGATCTCAAGTATTTCACGGCAGAAAAGAAGGCGTTACCGGCATGACAAAAGATAAGGCGCTGCACGCGTGGTTTTCACAGTTCCTGACGGCGTATCCGGCTTCTAGCGTGCCGGATGATGCTGTTTTCCCGTGGCTCACGTATGAGCTTATTACAGGCGCGTGGGACAGCGGAGAAATCGGGCTTACGGTGAATCTGTGGTACTACACGGAAAAGGAAGCAGAACCGAATGCCAAAGCGCAGGAAATTTCGGACGCGATCGGCTTGGGCGGCGTGTTCGTTCCGTGCGACGGCGGCGCAATTTGGATTAAGCGCGGAACGCCGTGGTGCCAGAACATCGCGGACGATTCCGACAAATACATCAAGCGGCGGTATTTGAACGTAACGGTCGAATACATTACCGCGAACTGAAAGGACTGATTTCATGGCGAAATTTACAAAAATTCCGGCGGATACGTTTAAGCAGCTGCAAATCAACGCTGGCGTTGTTTTGAGCGAATTTACGCCTGCAACCGGAACGTTTGAACCGGAGAACCAGATCGGTGCAACTACCGGCGGCGTTACGTTTTCCGCGAAACCGACGTATTCCGACTACGGCTCGGATGTGGACAATTGCCCCAAGAACACAATGGAACTGAAGCGGATGGACGATGTCGAAGTGAAGCTTGCTGGTACATATGTAACGGCTACGACTGCCTCCGCGAAATCTCTCATGGCGGCGGCTGACATCGACGGCACGGATACGACGAAGGTTGTTCCTCGGCGCGATCTTTCAACGGCTGACTTTGCGGACATCTGGCTTGTGGGCGATTATTCCGACAAGAACGGTGCAACGAATGGCGGTTTCATTGCTATTCGCCTTATGAACGCGCTGTCGACTGGCGGTTTCCAGCTGAAAACGGCGGACAAAAACAAGGGGCAGATGGCGTTTGAGTACACGGCGCACTATTCGATTTCGAAGCAGGACGTTGTGCCGTATGAGCTTTATATCAAAGCAGGTACGGCTGAAACGTAAGGAGAAGAAAGTATGAAATTTTCGGAACTTAGCACGGATAGGGCGGCTGATGTTCTTTGCGAGGTCAGCGCGTACGCGCTCAACATCCTGACGGACGATGAGCTGCGGGAGAGTCTGAAAGCACAGATTGACGCAGAGAAGCCTCAGACAGCCGGTGAAAAATACGCGATCGGTGCGCAGAAGATCGGGCAGTGGATTCCCCTGATCCTGAAAAAGCACAGAGAGGACACACTCGGTATTCTGGCTGCGGTCAACGAAACGACCGTCGAGGCGGTCAAAAAGCAGAGCGTCCTAAAAACCATGCGGCAGATTCAGGAGATCGCCAAGGACAAGGATATGCTGGATTTTTTCAAATCGTGCGCGTCGGAGGCGAAAGCGTAACGCTTGCGCTTCTGGCAGCTCCAAAGATAAGCGTGGGAGGGCTGATTCGCCTTTTGCCGATTTTGGTAAAGCGGCAGCAGGAGGAATCAGCCTTCCGCATTTATACGACGGAGTGTTTGCGCACAATGACGGAAAACACAGCGAAATTCGCGGGCGGCAGCTTTGTTCAGGCGAAATATTCCGACCTGATAGACCCGAAGCCGCAGGACAACCGAACCTGCGAAGAAATCACCGCCGAGGTTGTTAAGCGGTGCGGACTGGTGGTGAAAGATGAATCTATTTGAACTTTTTGTAAAAATCGGTGCGGATACAACCGAAGCGAATAAAGGCATTGACGAAGTCGGGCAGAAAACATCCGGACTCGGGGAAAAACTGAAATCCGGACTTGCGACGGCTGGGAAAGTAGCTGTTGCTGGTGTTGCGGCTGGCGCTACTGCAATCGGAGCGCTCGGAACGAAAGCGGTTGCCGCTTACGCTGACTATGAACAGCTTGTGGGCGGTGTGGAAACACTTTTCAAGGACAGCCAAGATCAGGTTATGGATTATGCGAACAACGCATATAAGACCGCTGGCCTGTCCGCAAATGAATATATGGAGACGGTAACGAGCTTCTCGGCCTCTCTGCTGCAATCTCTCGATGGAGACACAAGCGCGGCAGCGGACAAGGCGAACTTGGCAATTACCGATATGTCCGATAACGCAAACAAGATGGGCACGGACATGACATCCATCCAAAATGCTTATCAAGGCTTTGCTAAATCGAACTATACAATGCTGGACAACTTAAAACTCGGCTACGGCGGCACGCAGGCGGAAATGGAGCGGATGCTTGCGGACGCAGAGAAGATTTCCGGCATCAAGTACGATATTTCAAGCTATGCGGACATCGTAGATGCTATCCACGTGGTGCAGACAGAAATGGGCATCACGGGCACGACGGCAGAGGAAGCGGCAAGCACGATTCAGGGCTCGTTCGGTATGATGAAATCCGCATGGCAGAATCTTGTGACCGGCATGGCAGACCCCGACCAAGATTTGGGCGTTTTGGTAGGAAACTTTACGGATTCTGTGGTCATCGCGGGGAACAATCTGATTCCTCGGATTCAGGAGCTTTTGCCGCGTATCGTCGAAGCGACAACGTCCCTTATCGGAACGGTAAGCGAACAGTTACCGGCGATTCTGGGAACGGTACTGCCGTCTCTTGTAGAGGGCGCTACAAACCTTGTAACCGGTCTTATGGCGGCTTTGCCGTCTGTGCTGTCGGTTTTGGCGGACGTTGCGCCGACGGTCATCAACACACTCGTTCCGGCTCTCATTGAGCTTTTGCCGCAGATCACACAGACGGGTATTGATGTCATTGTATCGCTTGCACAGGGTATTGCAGACGCGCTCCCGCAGCTGATTCCCGCCGCAACGGATGCAATTATCGAAATCGTAGAGGTTTTGACTAGCCCGGACAACCTCGGGAACCTGATTGACGCAGCGCTTGCTATCATTCTGGCTCTTGTTGATGGGCTTGTAGATGCGACTCCAAAACTGATTGCAGCAGTTCCGGACGTTATCGCGAACCTTGTCACGGCAATCATTGCAAATATGCCGAAAATTCTTGAAGCAGGCGTGGAAATCACGATGGCGCTTGCAGATGGGCTTATCAAGGCTCTGCCGGAGCTGATTGCGGCAATCCCGAACCTGATTCTCGGTATCGTGCAGGGCATTATCGACAATCTGCCGGAGATCATCATGGCAGGTCCCAAAATCATTGCAGCCCTGGCTACCGGACTTGTTGAAGCGATTCCGGATATCGTCATGGTCATTCCACAGTTGATTCGGTCTATCGTGGACACATTCCTTTCGTTTGACTGGGGAAGCATCGGCAAGAACATTGTCGAGGGCATTAAAAACGGTTTCGTGAATATGTGGAACAGTTTCAAGCAGACGGTTGAAAACGTCTTCACGGGGCTTGTAGACGGTGTTAAAAGCTTCCTAGGCATCGCGTCCCCGTCTAAGGTCTTCGCCGGTATTGGCGGATATATGGCGGAAGGACTCGGGCAGGGCTTTGACAAAGAATTCTCAAATGTCAAGCGTGGAATTCAAAGCCAACTCGATTTCGGCACGATGACCTTTGGAATGTCTTCCTTCGGTCATCTTCCGGCACTCGCCGGAGCAGGCACGACGAACAACTACTACAACATCAATGCCGACCGGGTGAAGCAGTTTAATGACATTATCCGAATTACAGAAAATGAGCGTTTGACTTCGCGGATGGGGGTATCTGCATGAGAATCGACGACTTCATTCGCCGCATGAAGAATCAAAGAAGAGTGGCCAGAATGGGGGTGACGTGATTGAGCCTTACGGCTACAGTAAAAATCAAAGATTTCGCGTTTTTGGACGAATCTGCAAGAGGCGTGAACGACCACACATCAAACCCTGTTACGCTAGAGGAAAAAGACTACTTGCTAATGTCCTTCCATGCCCTCCCCGAAAATATGCGTTTTAAGCGCATTACCAGCTCGAGTGCACATGCATATTTAAGCAAGGTAACAAATGAGGACCGGTCATACACAAAAGCACTGTACGACCAATTTAATGCGGAGTCTATTACGTACAACACGAGACCAAATCACCTATCTTCTACGACGACCGCCACCAAGGCAACTATATCAAACGGTTGGAATGAAATTGACGATTATACAACTGTGTACGGGGTCAGGTACGGTCTTGCTTTCTTCCTCGGCGACTTCTCTGATGGCTCCGTCGCTGTAGTAACAAGCGGCGCTAATGCCCCATATTTAACAGTAACGGTTGATGATAGCGACACGATAGGCTTGACATTAGACAGTCTAGCTCCAAAATCTGGCGCAATCATAAAAACGCAAGACAACACATTTACGTGGCGTGCACGCGATGCCGACAACAAATGCGCACCTGAGGTCGAGCAAGCCTCCGCCGTCTTCCGCTGGCGCTCCGGGACGAACGGTACGATTCACACGATTGCAGTCTCTGGGAACACGCAGAGCGTCACAGTCCCGGCGAACACCTTCGCGGGTACGACGAGCATCCAGTGGCAGGTAGCCGTCACGGCAAACAGCGGTGTGGTCACAACATCCGACTGGGTGACGCTCTCGACCGCAGACGCAACGCCGACCGCCGCGCCTCTGAGCCCGGTCGACACGGTGATTGACGGCTCAAAGGACGTACTGTTCCAGTGGCAGCACTCCATTTCGACCGGCACGGCGCAGAGCAAGGCAGACCTGCAAAAAAGTACCGACGGCATCACATGGCAGACGCTTGCAACCGTGAATGGCGCGGCGCGGCAGTGGACGTGTCCTGCCGGGACGCTCACTTCCAGCATCAAATACTGGCGCGTGCGCACCTACAATGCCGACGGCATTGCGGGAGAATGGAGCGATGCGGCACAGATCGTGGTCATCGCCGCGCCGACGGCTCCGAACATCCAGATCAAGAGCACGGGCCCGCGCCCGTCCATCAGCTGGCAGACCTCCGAGCAGGAGGCGTACCAGGTAGAGCTGGACGGAAAGCTTTCCGGCGGCACGCACTACGGCACGGACAAGACATGGACAAGCCCCGCGTATCTTTCGGACGGCAGCCACACGGTGCGCGTGCGCGTGCAGAACCAGTACGGCATGTGGTCTGATTGGGGCGCAGCGGCTTTGCCTGTCACCAACACGCCGGGCGCGAGTATCACGCTGAGCGTACAGGCTTCCAGCGTCGCGGATCTCAGTTGGCAGACCTCCGGGGGCTATGACTTTTATCTTGTATACCGAAACGAAAAGCCGATCGCAAAGCTCACCCAGACGCAGTACACCGACGAGCTGTCCTCCGGGGACGTCACCTATCAGGTGCGCGGCTGCTACGCAGATTCGAGCAACTACGGCTTGTCTGGCGCGGTCACAGTAACGATCACGACTGGACAGTATGTGACGCTCTACGGCATCGCGTCCGGGAAGAAAGTGACGCTCAAGCATTGCGGGCTCAAGAATCAGCCGGTGCAGAACGCGATCAACCGCGACATTCAGTACATTTTCATGTATGGCAGCACGTACCCGCACGCGGAAAGAAGCGAGTTTGTGACAAAGAAGGTCGGCGGCACGGCGGTATTTTTACCGGACGAAGACAAAGCGGGATTTGACGCGCTGATTGGCGAATTGGTGTGCCTGAAAACGCAGTCCGGCGAGATGGTCATCGGATACTTGAACGAGACAAGCGACACGTCGAGAGTGAACCCGGACAAATCCGTCGTCAACTTCTCAATTCAGCAGATCGACTACGCGGAGGTGATCGACATTGATTCGTGACGTATCCTACCGCGTGGCGGTTTTACGAAAGGGCGGCGAGGTATCGGCGCTTTCGTGGGCGGCGGGAAATGACCCAACGGTTTATTTCGATGCGTCCGGCGAGATCAAGTCGAGCTTTTCCGGCGAATTCTATGTGAATCCCATTGTCGACCTGCTGTCGGACGAAATTCAGCCGATTTTGACCGTGGACGGCACGGAATATCCCCTCGGGGTGTTCCGCGCCGCGACGGTGACCACAGCGGTCACAAAATACGGAAAGACGGTCAAGGTAGAGGCGTATGACCGGTGCTGGCTGCTCAAAAGCAACAAAACGCAGACGCGGGTGCATTATGCAAAGGGCACGTCTTACTTGACGGTCGTTCAGCAGATTTTGACAACGTGCGGCGTGGCACTGGCTATCACGACAGCTTCTGCGGCAACGCTTGCCACAGACCGCGAGGACTGGGAGATCGGAACAGATTATCTGACGATCTGCAATGACCTTCTGGCGGAGATCAACTACAAGCCTGTGTGGTTCGACGTGCAGGGCATTGCCCATATTGAGCCTTACACACAGGCGCTTGCGGCAAACATCAAGCACCGATACGGCGGGACGGAGATTCTGAGACCGATTTCGGCAGACGCTTCAGAGGAAACGGACATCTTTTCTACGCCAAATGTTTTTGTGTGCGTCTGCTCGAACCCAGATTTGGAAGATGCGCTTGTGGCGACGGCGGTAAACGAATCGCCGACATCTGCGACCTCGACATTCAAACGGAATATGCGAATCGTTCAGGTGACAAAGGTCGACAATGTTGCATCTCAGGAAGAATTGCAGACCATCGCGAACCGGCTGATGAGCGAGTCGCAGCAGACGGTAAAAACAATCAGTTTCGAGACATTTTCTGAGGGGAATCACGGCATCGGGGACGCGATCTCCATTGACCATCCGGATATCGGCGGAATCTATGAGGAAACCGCTTGGAGCATCACGCTTGGAGCGGGAGAGTTGATGAAGCACACAGCGAAAAGGACGGTGATTGCATGATTCCGGGCTTATCGACGCAGAAAGAAAAGAAGGTAACAGCACCGACATTTGACCTTGCGACGGTCGGCGCGGTGTATTCCGACGGTTTGAGCCTGATTTTTGACGGCAGCACGACGGCAAGCGAAAAGCATTACAAATGCAACACGTCGATTTCGTTCAAGGCGGGCGACCGGGTGAAGATTTCGAAGATTTCCGGCTCTTACGTGGTGGATTACGTCGTCGGAATCCCAAAAACATAGGGGGGTGATTAAGTGTTTCAGAAAATCGCGAACGCTTTATCGGTGGAAGTAGAGGGAACTGACCTGACGAAAGCGACGAAGATTGAGTTTTACGTAAGGCAGGGATGCTCCTTCTTCCAGTACGAACCTACAGTAGTCGACGAAACGCACCTGCTTGTAAAAATCCCGTATGCAGACGCGATGCGGCTGCAAGCAAGCACCGTAAGGCTACAGCTTGCCTTAACAGATGGCGACGGAAACCCGATGGCGGCTGAAATCGTGCAGACGGACGCGAAAAAGTTCTTGAAGGAGGCGGGATATGATTAAAATGACGCTTTCCCAGCCGGAGATCAAGATGAAGATCGCCCCGGCGAAGGTGGTTTACGCTGGAGATAGCAAGCCCTATGAGGGCGTATACGACGTAACGCCGAAGACTTACGAGCCGGTGGTCTTGCCGACCAGAAACCGGCTTTTGTCCCGCGACGTGAACGTTGCAAAGATTCCACAGTACGAAGTATCCAACGCCGCCGGTGGGCTGACGCTCATCATGGGCGACGAGTATATGAACAGTTAGGAGTGAGCATATGGCAAACAAGTATGTAAACAAACTGATCGTCGGAACGGAGGTAAAGCTCGACCTGTCGGGCGACACCATTGTCGCGAGTGATCTCAAAAAGGGCGTCACCGCGCACGACAAGTCCGGCGCGCCGATCACCGGCACGAACGAATTTGACGTAAACTCGCAGGACGCGGACGCTGCGGTTGCGGAGGTTCTGAAGGGCAAGACATTCTACGCGCGCGGCTCGAAGCTGACCGGCACCATGCCGGACAACGGCGCAAAGACGCTCGAGATTGCCGATGCGGAAGACGAGCCGACAATTGCAATGGGCTTCCACGACGGCTCCGGCAAAGCGCGCATCAAGGCGACAGAAAAAGCAAAAATCATTCCCGGCAATATCAAGTCCGGCATTACCATTCTCGGCGTGGTGGGCAGCTACGGCGGCGAGGCGGTCAAGGCACAGGCGAACAAGAACGTCACGCCGAGCTTTGCCGAGCAGGTCGTGACGCCGGATGAGACGTATGACTATCTGTCGCAGGTGACTGTCGCGGCGATTCCCGTCACCTACACCGACAACGCCGCAGGAGGGCAGACGCTCCAGATCGGAGGCTGAGATGGCAGTCAACAAAGTCGCCCTGAACGGCGAAATCAAGCTTGACCTGACCGCCGACACCGTAACGCCGGAGACACTTCTCAAGGGCGCGACGGCGCACAACGCGGCGGGCGAGCTGATTACAGGAGTGTATGAGCCTATGAACATAAAACAGTACACCGGCACGCTTCTCGCCTCGGGCTGGGCTGCGGATTCGCACGGCTACCAGGCGCAGACGATCACGATAGATGGGCTAAAGGCATCCTACGATGTTGACCCGCAGTGGGACGTTGCACTTTCCGGGATGGACAAGGACGCAGACAGCGCACTTCTGACGGGGTTCTCCCGCGTCAGTAACTTTACGACAGGTGCGAACAGTCTGACCGCGCAGTGCATCGGCGCGCCACCGGAGATCAACATTCCAATTAAGGTGGTGGTATTTGGATGAGCGGAAGAAGCCCTAGATGGATCGAAAAGCCGGTAGGGTTTGCCGGGTGGTCGTGGGCGCAGATCATAGCGGCCTGCCAGAGTAAGCAAATCCCGCAAGAGTGGAAGGTGCATGACTGGAAGAACATGACGATTAACGGCGCAGAATACCGAATCGACATTATCGGCATGAACCATGATGATTACGCGGATGGCTCGGGCAAGGCACCGCTGACACTCCAGCTGCACGACTGTTATGCGGCGGGACGATACGGAATCACCGGCGGCTCTGCGTGGATCGATAGCATTATGCGGACGGAAACGCTTCCGGCGATCCTTGCGCTTATGCCGGCAGAGGTACAAAGCGGGATTCGAGAGGTAACCAAGCTGACGAAACACGGTTCAAGTATCGATACAACAGCAGATAAATTGTTTCTCCCGTCGGTAGTGGAGGTCGGACAACCTGGTAATTCCGGCGTAGACGCTGCCGAAGGTATGCAGTATGCGTACTATTCCCATCAGCTTTATAGCGTAAAGCAAATGGCGGGGGGAGAAGTAGCATGGTGGACACGGACACGCGCCGGCGGAAGTAATGTCTATGCGATTAGCATTTTGGGTACCCCATCCAGCAAAGGCATAACCTCCGAGGCGACTAGAACGGCGTTTTGCTTTTGCTTTTAGGAGGCCGTTATGGGAATGTTTTTGAGAAGAGGTCTTCCGACCCCGGAACACTTCACAGTGGATATATCCGGCGATCTTAGTCCCCAAAACGCATATGCGACAATTGGAGAAACGAAATATACGGCGACGGCAACGGTAGAAGTGAAGCCGGACGCGACAGTTGACGTCTATGTAGGCGGTAATGAGACCCGCTGCAAGATAACTCTCAATGGGGAACTGGTGATGGCCGGGATCGGAACGTACGCACTGAAGGTGACCGGGAACGCAGCCATTGCATTCGATAGAAAAACCAATAACAGCGGCTCATACTATATTTGCGATATCACGATGGGATAGGAGATCAGAATGTACATTACAAATCAGTCTATACAGTACCCGAATATCCGCGTGACGCGCACAGATGGGACGGTACGGTTTGAGGGTGCAAGCTTGGCTGGCGTTTCTGCTCTGTCCGGGTCTATTGCGGTCTACACGAACAATGGCTTCCAGATGCAGACATTCGACACGGCAGATTATCTCCGGCAGGAAATTACAGATGGGCTCTGGGTGCTTACCAATATTCCACTGCCGCAGCCGATGGCGCAGGAGCCGGTAGAATACGACTTGGATGCGTCTATAGCATACGCGGTGCAGTTTTTGATGAAGGATGTGAAGCTGGAAACAGCAGACGAGATCATCCGGTGTTCCGCACTGTACCCGGAATGGACGGCGGGAAAGCACACAGTGGGTGAAACGTTCCTTGTTGATGGAGAGCCGTGGACTTGTTTTCAGGCGTATGACAACGCGGTCTATCCGGATATCGCGCCGGGGAAGACTGCCTGGTACACGTTCAACAAGCCATATCACGGGACATCGCGCGAGACGGCACGGCAGTTTGTCCATCCGACGGGCGCGCACGATATTTACAAGGCGGGAGAATGGGCAGTGCAGGGCGGAAAGTTCACCAAAGCTAACCAGGACACAGCATATAGTCTCGCGGAGTATCCGCAGGCATGGGATGTAGAAGGATAACAGCCGCCCGAGGGCGAGAAAGGAGAACACATGGACACCAAGACCATCATCGTTACCCTCGTCTGCGCCGTGCTCGGCTCGTCCGCGCTGACGGCGGTCGTCAATGCCGTCGTCAGCGCGATACAGAAAAAGCGCGGGAAGACCACGACGCAGGATACGCACCTTGCAGAGATCGACAAGAAGCTTGGGAAAATGCAGGAGCATCAGGACGAGCAGTATCTTGCAATCCTGCGGCTGACGATCATGTCGGAGGAGATGCCAATGGCCGAGCGCCTGATCGCCGGACAGAAATACGTCAAGCTGGGCGGCAACGGCGATGTAAAAAAGTTTTTGCATCAGCTGGAGGCGCAGTGCGAGCATAGCAGCGCGCAATAAAACGGGAGGCAGATATGCGGGTAAAAGGCAAGTGGAGCAAAGGCGAGATGGCGCGCACCATCGTCATCTATCTGCTCAGACTCCTTACGATGGTGCTGATCTGGGCGTGCACGCTGAAAACCATCGCTGTCCTTATCGCAGTCGGGAGCAACCCGGAGCTAGGTACGTCTGTCGACCTGTCTGACGTGCTCGGCTACGCCGGGGGCGCAGCAGTAACAGAGCTGGGCTTGCTGGCTTTCAAGAGAGTATTCGCGAAGAAAAATGAACCGGTAGAATGAAAGGGGTACATACAAAATGACAGAAAAGACGTTTTTTGAGCTTGTGAAAAAGCTGGTGACTGTTTACACCAACGAACACTTAGACAAGAGCGACGGAAAGCAGATCGGCCCTGATGACGTTTACGTCGTGTGGTACTGCAAAACGTTGCAGAATTGGAAAGCGCTGGCTTCCACGACGCTGTTCGACGGCATGTACTACGAACTGACGCTCAACGGCGACAAGCAGGAAATCTATCTCGACGCTTACAAAAAGTTCGAGAACCGCGCAATCAAGGTGGAGGGCTGATTATGGAAAACATTAAAAAGCGGCTGGGCAATTTGCTCAGCGTCAAATCTCTGGTCACACTGGTGCTGACCGGCGTGTTTGCGTACATGTCTGTAGCCGGTAAGATCTCGCAGGACTTTATGACGATCTACGCCGTGATCATCGCGTTCTATTTCGGCAGTCAGTCTCAGAAGCTTCAGGACGCACTCGACGGTAGCAAAAATGCGCAGGAGGGCGAACAGAAATGATGAAAGCATCCGAGCTTGTGCGCAGGCACATTGACGTTGCGAAGAATTACAAGACCGTCTACATGTGGGGCTGCTTCGGCTCCCCCGTAGGCGAGACGATCATTGACGAGAAATCCGCCCAGTACCCGGACTGGTACACCGGCGGCAGAGTCACGTATCTGCGCAATCTTATCGGCAAGGGCTATTTTGGCTTTGACTGTGTGAACCTCACGAAGGGCATTCTCTGGGGCTGGAACGGCAATAAAAACGCCTACTACGGCGGTGCAAGATACGCTTCGAACAGCGTGCCGGACGTTTCCGCCGACGGCATGATCGCAAAGTGTAAGGACGTGTCCGCCACCGGCTGGGACAAGCTCATTCCCGGCGAAGGCCTCTGGATGCCCGGCCACTGGGGTATGTACATCGGTGACGGTCTGGCGGTCGAATGCACCCCGATCTGGGACAACGGCGCACAGATCACCGCCGTCCAGAACATCGGCACGAAAGCAGGCTACCACGCCCGCAATTGGCAGAAGCACGGAAAGCTCCCGTGGGTCGAGTACGACACCGTGAAGGTCGACGAGGCCGTCGAGGAGGCGAAGAAGACCATCAAGCAGAAGGCCGGTCTTACAGACAGCACGATCGATTACCTCGCCGGATACAAGTACGGTGACGATCTTCTCAAAAAACTCGCAGCTGCGATGAAGTAAGGTGGTGTTATTATGGCACCGCAGGCGCGGGCAAAACTCCCGCCGGAGCTTGGCTGTTTGACGAGGAAAGACATGGAAACCGTCATCTATCAGGCAAATCTCGGAAGGGAGAACGCAAAAATCGCGCAACTGTATTTTGTGGATAAGTTACCACAGGTAGACGTTGCCACAGAGCTGTATCTTGGACGCGCTACGGTGCAACGCCGCCTGCCGGGTATCGTGCGGGAGATGCAGCGCACATCCAAAAAACTGTATAACTGAGATAAGCGCCGGTTTCTCGGCGCTTATTTTTTTATATTTTTGCAAAAAAGTACTTGACATATAGTGTTTAATACTATATAATAAGGCCATAAGATAAAGCAAGGCGAAAGCCGGGAGGGAATAAAAATGGAAACCAAGAAAATCGATACGAAGAAACTTTACTACGCCTCGAATAAACTCAGTACTTTCGAAAGCAGGATTTATGCGGAGGTGGAAACGGCGCACAAGTTTATGTGCGAAGGGTTTATCACGGAAACTGAATTCGCGGCGATCAGAGCAGACCGCGAAAAGAAAATGGCACCGTATAAAGACGGAGCCGATCTGCTGACCCGCTTCGCGAATGCCGTGAACGCGCAGGTTTACATGGACGAAACCGGCGATATCATGGCAGAGATGATGGTTGCGAATTCGGAGCCCGTTGAGAGTTTCGACCTTGAGGCTGTAAAAGCAGCCTTGCGCCGCGCGGCGGACCTCGACGACCCCATGCCTTGCTGATTGGAGGCGGAACTATGCAGAGCGATTCGCAGCGCCGCGCCACTGCAAAGTGGCAGGCCGAAAACATGACAAACGTCGCCGCTAGAGTGCGGCGTGAGCTTGCTGAAGAATTTAAGGCGGCAGCAAAAGAGGACGGGACAACACCCAATGAGCTCCTGCGGGGCTGGATTGGTGAGTATATAAACAGGGAGGTGACGACTATGACAACCGAGCAGATTCAGGCGCTCGCCGTGATCTTTGCGATCTGCCGCAAGGCCACAAATACAAGGAGCCAGAGCGACATCGACAACGCGCAGAGATTCCCCATCAAGTGGGCGACCATTATGGTCCGCAAGCTCCACGCGATGGGCAAGGCAACGGACGATATCGACCGCGCAATCGCCGAGCAGTACGGCAAAATCGACATCGATACGTTTACGGCCAACTTTGACAAATGCCTCACACTCGAGCAGCAAGGCGTTTGGAGCATAGCATATTTTAAAGAGATGACGAGATAAGCAAAATTGAGGCACAACTGAGGCACACGAAAATACGAAAAAGCCCATACTGGACACATCAAAGGAGTGTTCGGTATGGGCTTTTCTTATTTCAATCCGAATCCGGAAGGCAAGCAGGTCGGAGACTGTACCGTCCGGGCGATCTCAAAAGCAACGGGCAAGAGCTGGGATGAAACATACGTTGGGCTTTGCCTACAAGGGTTGAAGATGGGAGACATGCCATCGTCAAACAGTGTCTGGGGCGCGTACCTCCGGCAACAGGGATTTACCCGGAACGTTGTGCCGAACACATGCCCAGACTGCTATACGGTCGAGGAATTCGCAAGAGACCATCCGCGCGGCGTGTATGTACTCGCTCTATCGAGCCACGTAGTGTGCGTAGAGGACGGAAAGTATTTCGATAGCTGGAATTCCGGGAACGAAATCCCGCTGTTCTACTGGGAAAAGGAGGATAAATGATGTTTGGACAACAGCCTTATGTGTATCAGCAGCCGATTTACAATCAACCGCCCATGATGCAGGAACCAATGATGCGTCCACAGTATCAGCCTGCGCCGTCGATGCAGTATCCGACTCCACAACCTCAGCCACAGCAACCGAGCGGTGGACAGTCTATCATCTGGGTTCCGAACGAAAAGGCGGCAAACGAATTTATCGTCGCGCCGAATAACGCCGTCACGCTCTGGGACATGAATGCGCCGGTTGTGTACGTGAAGAAAGCCGACGCAAGCGGTAAACCAGCAATGACAACGTATGACCTCGTGGAGCGCTCTACAGCCCCCGTGAGCCCCACAGCGCCGCAAACAGTGCCTACAGTGGAATACGTGACCCGCAAGGACTTTGACGAACTGGCGGCAAAGGTGGCGGCTCTGAGCGTCAAGCCCGTTAGAAAGGTGAAGGAGGCAGAAAATGAATCCACTGTTTAATGCACTCGGCGGCGGGCGAATGCAGGGGCTGGCCGGACAGTTTCAAGGCATGGTGCAGCAGCTGCAGCAATTCGCACAGACGTTTCAGGGAGACCCGAAAGCGGAGGTTCAAAAACTTCTGCAGAGCGGGGCAATGAGTCAGCAGCAGCTAAACCAGCTGCAATCTATGGCGTATCAGGTTAGAAACCTGATGTAATGATTGGTTTCAATTCGTGGCCACGATTGAGATAAATTCAAATCTACGAAAGGAGAAAAAAGTATGAGTCTTTCCGATGGCGGTATCCAGCCGACCATGCCCGTTCAGCCCGCCGGAAACTATAGCGGCGGTATGGGAATGTGGGGGGATAACTGGATCTGGATTATTGTGCTCTTCCTCTTCGGCTGGGGCCGGAATGGCTGGGGCGGCAATGGTAATGGCAACGGTTCCGGCGTTGTTGACGGCTATGTCCTCGCATCCGACTTCTCGAATATCGAACGCAAGCTCGACGGCGTGAACAACGGCATCTGTGACGGCTTCTACGCCATGAACACAGGCATGCTCAATGGTTTCGCCGGCGTGACGCAGGCCGTGACAAGCGGGTTCTCGCAGGCCGAACTTTCTCGCTGCAACCAGCAGGCGGCCTTGATGCAGATGCTCTTCCAGATGCAGATGCAGTCGCAGAACTGCTGCTGCGAGACGCGCGAAGCAATCCAGGGCGTGAACTACAACATGGCGACGCAGGCCTGTGACACGCGCAACCAGGTGCAGAACAGCACTCGCGACATCATCGACGCGATGAACTGCGGCTTCCGCAGCATCGACCAGAGATTGACGGCGCAGGAACTGGCTGCGAAGGACGCGAAGATTGCCGAGCAGAACCAGCAGCTCTTTGCGGCGCAGCTGGCGGCTTCTCAGGCGGCACAGAACGACACGCTCAAGTCCTACGTAAGTGGGCAGCTGGCGTATTACAACCCGCGCCCGGTTCCTGCATTTGAGGTTCCAGCCCCGTACCAGTATTCCGGATGTAATAACGGCTACAACTACGGTTGCAGAAACTGCGCGTAACAACTCCACATCGTAGAGCTTTTTGTGATGTTTTGTTGGCATCAACAAAATGTTCGGCTTACCGCCGATGCTCAAGAAACGCGGCGGGGCAATCGTCCCGCCGTTATTTTTAACCGTGTCGAATTCGACGCATTTAGAAAGGATTGATTTTATGGCAGAATTTACGAATGTAAACATTCAGACAATTGCCGCCGGGCAGAACGTGCCTCTGACGGAAACGGCGATCAGCAGCAAGCCGTGCATTGTGCATCGAGAGGGAAGCGGGCTTGTGACGCTTCGCGGGCTGACAAACCAGTGTAGGGCAGTTTTCAAAATTTCCTACGGCGGCAACATCGCCATCCCGACCGGCGGCACGGTCGAAGCGATTACCGCAGCGCTTTCCATCAACGGCGAAGCACTGGCAAGCGCTACGGCTACGGTCACTCCGGCAGCAGTCGAGAATTATTTTAATATCTACGTCTCTGCACAGGTCTGCGTACCGAAGGGCTGCTGTGTGACGGTAGGTATGCGTAATACAAGTACGCAGGCGGTCAATTTCGCGAACAGCAATTTGACCGTCGAGAGAGTAGCATGAAGGGAGGAAGGAATATGTACGATTTAAGAAATCTTCGGGAAATGCTCTGCAAGGAGCTGGACGATATCGCCGACAAGCGCGAAATGTCCGCTGGCGATCTGGATGCCATCCAGAAGCTTACCAGTTCCATCAAGAACACCTACAAAATCGAAATGCTCGAGGACGGCGGGTACTCCCGTGACGGCGAGTGGGAAGCGGACATGCGTGGCACGTATGGGCGTGGCAGCTCCTACCGTGGCAGGCATCGCGATTCTATGGGGCGGTATAGCCGGACAGATGCTCGGGAACATATGCGCTCGACGCTGGAAGACATGATGCGCGACGCGGACGATGATAAGACGCGCGATGCTATCCGCCGCTGCATGGAGCAGATTGACAGAGCATAAGGAGGGAAAGACATGCTGGATGAAGCCGAAATCCGAAAGGAAATAGCACGGCTGGAATACGAAGAATCCAGCTATCCCAATTATGCCAAACTGGCGAACCTATATGTGATACGCGACAAGATGCAGGAAGAGGAACGGGGCGACGGCGGTAGGTATGTGGGTTACTACTCCGGCGCTCCCGCTCCTGTTACCGCGCAACCGGCTACCGTGGGCGAGTACGGGGACAGTGAGTTTTTGCTTTCGGTAGCTGGTAAAGACCCGGCAAAGGCTTGGACGGTCGTTGATGAACTTATGGACACATTATCGCTTGTGAACCGAAAAGTCTATGATTCCGTGCTTCGGAAAATAAAGTCCATGTAGCAAAAAACAGGGGAGTCCCCTCGCATTGTACTTAATTTGTAGCATACAATGTAGCATACGGGAAATGATTTTATGTTACATAGCGTTCCATAACGTGATTTTTCGCTTTTTGAAAATACGCAGAAAACAGGGTGAAAAGCATAAAAAAGTACCGATTTTAGCTTGAAAACAGCTAAAATCGGTACTTTGGCGCGGAAGGAGAGATTCGAACTCTCGCTCGCTTTTTAGACGACTACTCCCTTAGCAGGGGAG